AGGGAGCGATGCGGGTTCTGGCACTGGGCGTCATCCCGAACTCGGCGGCGTATCGCATCATGTCGGAGGCTGCCTTGTTGGCGGTCCCCACGAGCGGGTTCTGGATGGCGTTGCCGTTGGAGGTCTTGATCATCAGGCCGCCGGTCAGCTGGTCTTTCTCGGCCATCCTGGCGATCGCACGCTCGGCCTGGACCCAGCGGCCATAGGCCTGAGCGTAGGCGGCAAGGGCGGCGCGATCGACCTCGGACAGCAGACCGATCCTGTGGAGCCAGACTGCCACCCGGTGCCATTCCTCCAGCGCATCGGCGGTCAGGTGCGGCGGCGGGTCTGGCAGAGCCGGAATGGTCTTTGCCTCTTTGCGATTAAGCGGCCGCTTGCCGCGGTTGCCCTCGATCAGTTTCAGATGGGTCGGCTTGGGTTTGGTTCCGGGTTTCATGGCTGATTTCCTGGGCCTCGGCATCGTTCGCCGCGTCAAACACCGTTTGACATGTAAGGCGGCGTTTGACATAAGGTGCTATGGATATCGACAGCATCTCCCACAAAGGGCTGCGACGGTTTTTCGAGACCGGCAACGCAAAAGGCCTGGTGGGCGACGCCGCTCGTATCCGCAAGATGCTGGCATTCATCGATGCCGCGGGCAGCTTTGACGAACTGGCCGTGCCGCCCAATTACGGGCTGCACGAACTGGTTGGCGACAAGGCGGGGCGCTGGGCGATGACTGTCACCAAGAACTGGCGCCTGACCTTCATCAAGATCGATGAAGTGACGATCGCCGAACTGAACCTGGAGGATTATCACTGATGGCTATGACCATGCATCCCTCGCTGGCGGTTCATCCCGGTGACTGGCTGAAGAGCGAAGTCGTCGATCCCCATGGCGTGAGCATCAACCGCCTGTCGGCCTGTTTCCACGTGACCCGCCAGACGCTCAGCAACCTGTTCAACGGCCACACTGCTCTTTCGGCGGACATGGCGATCCGGTTCGAGAAGGCTTTTGGCATCAAGGCCGATACGCTGATGCGCATGCAGACGAGCTATGACATGGCGCAGGCTCGAGCCCGTGCCGACGACATCGTCGTCGATAAGGTTCTCACTGCCGCCTGAGACGCTCAGGCTGCTTCAACTTCAGCGCCGGCCCGCATTACGGCGATCTCATCAAACCCGCGCCCATCGCCCTCGAGCGTGGAGACCTTGCCGGTGAAGTCCTGCCAGCGCTTGATGATCACGTCGCAGTAGCGCGGATCGAGTTCCATCAGCCGCGCAATCCGGCCGTTCTTTTCGGCGGCGATCAGCGTGGTGCCCGAACCGCCAAAGCTGTCGAGCACGATATCGCCGCCCTTGGTGTTGTTGAGCATCTGGTACTCGAACAGGGCGACCGGTTTCATAGTCGGGTGTTCGCCATTGCGCGAGGGCTTGTCGAACTTGAGGATGGTCGTCTGCTTGCGGTCGCTGGCCCACAAATGCCCGGCACCGTCCTTCCAGCCATAGAGGCAGGGTTCGTGCTGCCAGTGATAGTCCTGCCGGCCCATCACCACGATGACTTTTCCCAGATCAGGCACTGGCGGATTTTCCAGCCCGCATCGATTGCCGCACCCCTGAAATTGTACCCCTCGCTGTCGGCGTGCCAGATGTAGAACACCGCGCCCGCCTTCATCACCGTGCTGGCGGTGACACAGGCATCGCGCAGGAACTGGCGGAACGCGTCGTCCGCCATATTGTCGTTCTGGATGGTCAGCCTGTCTTTCGTGCCACCCTCATAGGCGACATTGTAGGGCGGATCGGTCAGCCACATGTCGACCATCTGTCCGGCCGTGAGCTTGTCCATATCGTCAACGCTGGTGCTGTCGCCGCAGCACAGGCGATGCTTACCGAGCAGCCAGATATCACCGGGTACCGAGACCGGAACCAGCGGCACGTCGGGAGCCGCGTCGGGATCGGTCAGACCATCGGTAATCTGGACGGTGAGCGCCGCCAGCTCCTCATCGGAAAACCCGGTCAGGCCCAGATCAAAGTCGAAGGCCTGAAGATCGGCCAGTTCAACGCGGAGCAGGTCAGCATCCCAACCAGCATTCAGCGCCAGCTTATTGTCGGCCAGCACATAGGCGCGCTTCTGGGCCTCGGTCCAACCGGCTGCAATCATCACCGGGATGTCGGTCAGGCCAAGCTTGCGCGCGGCAAGGACCCGTCCATGGCCAGCGATCAGGCCGCCGTCCTCGTCGATGAGAACCGGCACCGTCCAGCCCCACTCGCGGATCGAGGCGGCGATCTGGGCCACCTGTTCATCGCTGTGGGTGCGGGCATTTCGGGCATAGGGCACGAGGTCCGAGACGCTTCTGCGCTCGACCTGATCGGCTGGCCATTGTGTCATTTGACCCCCGGTCGCTAACTCGCGGTCGTGAAAAGTTTGGACCGGGCGCGGTTTCCCTCGCCTACCGAGTGAGGTTTCGAACCGCCCCCGGGGGTTCGGTCACGGGCTGGGCCAGCCGTCCGGGCCGGTCGCAACCGTCCTGCGATGGCCGAACTGCTCGGCCGTGCGGGCCTGATGGCAGTCGGCGCAGAGGCAGCGGATGTTGCTGTCCTCGTCCGAGCCGCCCTGGGCCAGCGGCACGATGTGGTCGGGCACGGTGGCTTCGCGAACAAGGCCCCTGGCAGCGCAGTCCTGGCAGAGCGGCTGAGCCTGCAGGCGTCGCAGCCGTTGCTGCACCGCCCGTCGTCCACGTTGCCGTTCGACCATAACCAGGGCCCGAAACGAAACAAGCCCGGAAGCGGGTGGGCTCCGGGCGCAATTCCTATTCCTCTATTCCGGAACAATGCCCGAATCCGTCCAGAAAAACAAGGAAAACGGGGGTTTTCAGGCGTCAGATCAGCACTTTGCGGTGTCTGTCCCGCGCCATGCCGAACAGTTCTGCCAGCGCATCAAGGGCAAAGCTGAGGTTGCGGCGACCGGCGTGCGGCCAGCTTCCCGCATCCTCGTCGATGCAGATCAAACGATAAACCAGAACGCTCGGTGCTTGGCCTGGTGATGCCTGACGATCCCGGTCGCATTGGTCGAGAACGCTGAGCACGGCGCCATAGTGCCGCCGCACCTTCTCGACGAGATCGCGGCTGGGAGGCGCACCAACGCCGCCGAGAACACCTTCGCTGGCAAGGATCCCCGCGACAGAAGCCGGGAACGGCATCGGCCAGCCCATCACCGCATGATGCCGGTGATAGACCTCGCCGTATTTCTGGCCGGCGGTATATTGCTCCGCCGTGATACTACCGGCGAATGCCAGCCGTCCCAGCGCCGTGCCCAGGCGTTCATCCCGGGCCTGCCTGGCCGTCACCCCGTAATGGCGCTGCCGCGCCTCCAGCACCGTGGACATAGCCTCGCGCTGGGTTTTGGCACCGCTGGGCTGCACCAATTTCCCACAGGGGTGCCGCTTCCCGGCTTTGCGTTTGCGGCCCTTAGCCACGGATCACCACCTTCCAGCAGGCGGCTGGCCGTAGAGCTTCTCACCGAGCTGGCGGACCAGTTCACGCTCAGGCCATGACAGGCGCGGGTCGGAGGCGGACACCGCCAACATGCCCATCTCCCGCCAGCCATCGCGCTTTACGGTTTCGGGATCACGGCGCGTGCTGCTGCCGTAGATGCTTGAGGTCAGGCCCATCATCCCACCTCCCGCAGCAGGGCGGCATAGCCGATGACATCGACGACGCTGTCGACGTGACGCGGATCGTGGGTCAAACGGGTGAGCTTCAGATCGATCATGCACAGCGCGACCTGCGCCGGGGTGACCGGCATATCGAGGGTGATCGACCAGCGCGCCGCAATGGCTTTGAACTGGTCGGCCGGATCGCCGTAATCGTCGCGGCGTTCTTCCAGCACCTTGGCGGTGTGGCCGAGAATGGACCAACTGGTCATCGCACACCTCCGTGGGTCTCGATGGCCCAGAGCAGGATGGCAATCGCGTCGGCCTCATTCTCATCTGCGGGCGCAAAGCCCTTGGCCTGCACTGCGGCAATCACGGCAGCCTTGTCGGCATTGCCCTTGCCTGCGATGAACTGTTTGATCGTACCGACCGGCACGCCCTGGTAGGCGACCATATGCTCCTCGCACCAGGCGCTGAGCGTGGCGAGCAGGCCGCCGTAGACATGGGCGGCATCGGTTCCGACATGCCGACGTACCTCTTCGTAGTGGATGGCAGCGATCGGCCCTGCATCGAGGTCGAGCTGTTCCAGCCATCGGCGGAAGCGCAGGAACCGCATGCCGCCACCATCGAAGCGGGTGTGCTTGAGCGACACCGTGCCGCTGGTGATGAAATCGTCGCCCGTCTGCAGCGCCCAGCCAGTGCTGGTGCCGAGGTCGAGGGCCAACGTTGATCCCCGCATGATTGTGACCGGTCTTGCCACCGGCGGGGTTGCACTGCGCGCTGGCGCAGGCAGAGTCAGAATATCCATGGTGATTCTCCGTCAAAAGGGATGGATCGTGGTGCGGACGGTGGCAGCCTGGTGCTTGGCGGTACTGGCTGCCGTCGTCCGGTCTGTGGCGGGTTCAGGGCATGGGCGCCTCCATCAGAACGGCCAGCATCAGAACGGGACCTCCGACAGTTCGTCATCGAGCTTATCGAGGGTTGCCCTGGACGGCCGGACGCTCACCACCTGCGCGCCGGGAAACGCGTCCTTGGCGGCAGCGAGGATCAGATGGCAGCGGATGACATTGGTTATCTCGTCGAGCGCCCAGACCTGGGCCTGCCGTCCGTGGCGCTGGGCCCGGCCCGTATCGCGCGGGTCGCGCACCAGGATGACGAGGCCTTGCTCCGTCTCGAACTCCCACTGGTCGACCGGCAACGGTTCACCTTTGGCTTCCCGGGCAAGCTGGTCGAGCTTGTCGTAGGCCCGCAGCATGGCGTTGCCGTGCTGGCGAACGAGCGCAAGGTCGAACTCCCACACGGCCGCGTTGAACAGCTTGTGCTGGGCGCGAAACCGTTCGGCCCACTCGATGGGCACCAGCATGGGCAGACGGCCGATGCCCCAGTGCTGGTCCAGTTCCCGGCCGCGCTGGTCGACGCAGTTGATGATGACCTGCATGTCGCTGATCTGACCATGACGGGTCGGTGGCGCGCCTTTCATGCGCCCCTCCTTTCTTTGCTGAAAAGTGGAGGCTGACGCGACGCGCAAAGCGGCTGCGGAAGCCCTAGGGGGTATGGGGGAACATAAGTGTAGCCTTCCGCATGCTTCCGCCCGTGCTTCCGCAACCTTCCGCAGGTGCTTCCGCAGACGGAAAACCTTGCTTCCGCAGCCTTCCGCAGAGCCCTCATCGGCCGCTCTCCAGATACTTTACGACCCTCAAACCGGAGGCCCGGTTCATGGTTTTTCCGCCTTCGGTGGCCATGTAACCGCGCTGCTGCCACTGGCTGATGCAGGACAGCGCCTCACGGGCAGACACCCCGTAGGTGTAGGTGATCATCTCGATGATGTAGCGGCCGCGGCGCTTGGCCTGCGGGAACGCAGACCATGGTGTGCCGGCGTGCCACTGCTCGTCGACGGCCTTGAAGATCTCGTGGATCTGGTGCCAGCTGAGACCCTTCTGCTGGATGGGTATGGCGGCTGGTCCGAGCACCGGCACCAGCGTGCTTTGTTCGGCCCCGAGCCCCGTGGTTAGGTCGACGACCTTCATCGTGAAATGCAGGTCGTCGAGCTCTTCACCGTCCTTCTGCTTCTCGACAGAGAGAACCGTGGTGGCCTCGTCCTTGGCGACCCGGATCGAGGTGTCGCAACCGCCCAGCAGCACGGTCGAGCCGCGCATGCCGCGGTCGAGATCCTTGCCGGAATGGTGGATGCCGATCACGCTGCCGTTGCAATGCTGCTGGATGGCGGCGCAGCCATCGATGAACATCGACATGGCTTCCTGGCTGTTCTCATCCTCGCCGGGGATCGAGCGCGAGACGGTGTCGATCACGACCAGCCCGATCTCAAAATCGACCTCGGCGCGCACCTGGTCGATCGTCCGCTTCAGCTTCTCGATGCTGGCGGGATCGAGCATGTGCACGGCGACGGGCAACAGCTTGAACGGCGCGTCGACGCCTTCCCGCGCGTGCTCGCGGCGCCAGCTTC